ATGGCCATCAACGAGCGGAAATACGAGAACGTCATCCTCTATCTGATCGCCAACATGCGAGATGGGATGATTCACGGCAAGAAGAAACTGGCGAAACTCCTCTACTACGTGGACTTCGACCGGTTCGAATACAAGGAATCCATGGAGACGATCACCGGGGATTCATACAGGCATCGCCCCATGGGGCCAGTGCCTGACCAATTCCAGGACGTGGTGGAACGCATGCGCCGGCAAGGCAGAATCAACGTCAAGGAAATACAGGAATATGACAACATGTACCGTCCCACCACGGTGTATTCCTCAGACGTCAAACCGGATATGAGCGTCTTCGATGAGGATGACAAGCGCATCCTCGAACGTGTCATCCGTCATTACGGGGCGTCGAGCGGGCGTGATCTGGAGCTTCGGTCGCATGGCGAGGCTCCGTGGAGGGCCGTTGGGGAGAGAGAGAGCATTCCTTTCGAACTCGCCTTCTACAGGGAGACGGATTTCTCCGATGCAATGTGACGATAGGGGTTACTGTTCCAAGGCCGTCAAGCGGATCAGCAAGGATTATCGTGGTTTCGGCGATGATATGAAACGCGCCATGAAGCTTCTCGGCGACCGGTTCTGTCCGATGACGAGAGTGGAGCCGGTGAGGCCGGGGAAGCTGTTGCATCGTGTGACGGTGGCCGACACGTATGAGGTGTGGAAGTTCTCGGTTGCTGTGGCTGGGTCGAAGCTTCGGATGGCGCAGTGGCCTCGGTTGTGGTTCGGTGTCGTGGAGTCGTCCATGGTTCTGGTTCCTTTGGTTGCCGCGCGGCATAAGGATTACGACATGGATGAGGCGAGGTTTGAGAACGAGGCGTTGTCGTTGATGGAGAGGTATTCGCGGGAAGAGGATTTCTAGGCGCGTGTTGTTGCCGTGTTGTACGAAGCCCCGCAGCCTGCGGGGCTTTCTGTCGTGTGCGCGTGCGTCTACCAGACCATCGGTAGTCCGAGGCATTGGCGTGCCCACCGTTCCACCGCACGATTCTCCTCGTCATCGCCAAGCATGAGGAGGAAGCCGGCGTTCTTGCCGAGCGAAGCGGGTTCCAGCTTCTTGATCACGCCACGCTCCTGAAGGAACAGCCAAGCGTTGCTTATGTTCGTCTTGACTGTGTTCTCGCGCTTCTTCATCTCCTTATCGGCATTCTCGCCCATGGACTGCTCCGGCGTGAGCAGAATCATGCCGTATGCGTCTGCGATGGCGCGCCATCCGAGCGTGTAGTAGCGGCATGGCGCGTTGACCTTGCGCAGCTTCTCGGGCGGCTGGTTGCGTTCACGGTCCCAGTCGTAGGTCATGGAGCACATGAAGGAGATTGCGAGTTGCGCAGTGGTGTAGCAGGTCAGGTTGTCTCCGCGCTTCTTGGCGAGGCGTCCGGTGCGGTTTAGGTCGTAAAGGGCTTGCGTGTTCTGGTATCCCATGTCTTCCATGTCTTTCCCTCCATGCTTTGCCTTAGAATGGTGCATGGAGAATCTAGCTGGTTTTCCGTCGCCCCGATTTGCTCTGGTCAGCGTCGGGGCTTTTTCGTTTATGACTGCATTGTAATTGCACTCGAAAGTAAAAGTCAAATTGCACAGCGAGTAAAATTGCAAAAGAGAAAGTAAAGGCGTTTGGTGCAATTGCGATTGCACATATATAAGACTCTACAAGTTTTAACATTCTTTTTATAAGGCAGCAATATAAAAAGCCCCCACATTTGTGGGGGCTTCAATCTATTCGCTTATTTGAGATCTGCATCCCCGCCTGCCGGGCAATGCGCCATCTCCTCTCCATCGACGGTAAGAGCCAATGTCCAAGTGAGGTTCCCTTCCTCCTGGTGAATCATCGTGTCTGGAATATTGGTCTCGAATGTGGACTGGTCGTCTGACGTGGTCCAACCAGGGTACGTGTTGCTCTCGTTGGTTTTTAGGTTCGTTATCTCACGCTTTGTTCCTTCTGTAGCTAGATAATCAGCAAGGTTTATCTGGTACCAAGTGCCGTCGTCTCCGGGATTCTTGATGAGGAACGTGTAAGCGTAAAACTGCGAGGCCGCCAAATCCTTGACTTTATCGTAACCGTCAATCGAGATTCCAAGGTATTGTCCTGTGGTTTCCAATCTGGCGGACGGCATCAATTCAGAATCGCCATCGCATGAGCCGGACAGTCCGCTTGCGATTGGCGTTCCGTCTTCTCCGCTGTCAGAGTCACCGCTTGCATATTCCTGCGAGTCCGTCTGATTGTCTGAATTCGTTGCCTGTTCTTCGTTGGCTGTGTCGTTCTCGCCGCACGCCACCATTGTCATCGTCAGCATTGCGGCCAGCGTTGCAGCTATCGTCTTCTTCATATATAAACTTTCCCCTCTCCAAGTTGTAGAATATTACGCACATTCTACGCCGGCGTGATGGTTCGCCGGTAATCCTCCAACACCTGCGTGGTCACGTTGAGTTCGTCCGCGATCTGCCATTCGTACTCGTACATGCGTTCGAGTAGTGCGAGTTCGGTGGGGTTGACCAATAGGAGCGCTGTCTGCGTGCGGCAGCGGTGTTCCTGCTTCGAGCGATCGTTCGCACAACCATCGTCACCATGCTTCCAGTGCAGCAGCTCATGTGTGAGCACGCATCTTTTCGCCGTGTAGGTAAGGCGCCTGTCAATGAGTATCACGCTGTTGGATGCGTCGTAGCAGCCCCATAGTCCGTTCGGCAGGATGGCGCTGGACACGGTGACAGGCAGTCCGACAATGGCGCGGCGCATGGCCCCGTATGTCATGCGCCGGTCGATAGGCAGGTCAGGCAGGCTCGTCGTAATCCGGCCCAGCCTCTCCATCGATCGCCTCCTGCTTGCCCGGCGCATCATACGCAGCCAACGTCAAGCCGGCCCGCGCCTTCGCCTCGGTTTCCTCGATTGCGTGGCGTTGCGAGTCGATCACTATATCACCTGGCGATACGCCGGTGACTTCGCTGATGCGCTCAAGGTCGCTCAAGGTCAGTGGGCGGCTGAAGTTCGCGTGTTTGTACCAGTAGTCGCGGCTGAAACCGCAAGCTTTGGCGAATTCTGCGACCGTCATGCCGCTTTTCTTTTGCAGTCTGACGCACTCGCGCATGATCTGCGTGGCTAGTGGCGTCATCTCGTTTGCTTTACTTCCCATAACTCCAGTATAGCCAATTAAATACCTTTTTGTGCGCGAATTGTGAAGATGTAAGTAATTGAATACACAAATGTAGTCAATTAAATACACTGAGAGGTGTCGAAAGGAAAAACGAGATGTTGAGCACCAAGAAGACCAAGACCCCCGACCACTACCCGTGCGGCCACATGCGCGGCCCCGGCTGGCACGACTGGCGCGCCTGCCTCACCAAACAGGGAATCGAGGAGGATGAATGGCCGGTCTGACCGAAACCGCCAGCAGAAATCTCAAAGCCGAACTCGCCAGACGCAGCAAGACGCGTGCCGACCTTGCAAACGCTTGGGGATGCACCCTCAAGACCGTCGACCAAAGGCTCAACGGAAGCATCTCGATGACCATCAAGGAAATCGAAGAAGCCGCACCGGTCTTCGACATGGACTCCATGCAGTTGCTCATGCTCCTCATCCAGCCGATTGACAGCATCAAACAATTCAAAGCCTGAAAGCCACACCAAAGGAGCGTCCGATGGACAGCAAGACCTACACCCGAGAACTGCGCAAAGCCTGCGTGGAAGCCGTCTTCGACGAATTCGCCGAGCATGGCGACATGATTCGCCCGCAATACGCGGGACAGTGGAATGAAATCGACGCGAGCCGGTTCCTGGGCCACATCACCGGACCGATGGACATCGACGTAACCGACCTCGTGGACGTCATCATCGACACGATCGTCAAGGAAGCACAGAAATGAGCGGACAACTGCTTAATCCGCCAGCGCCGCCCGAACAGCGGAAGACGGTCTTCGACCCGCGGACGATCATGCTCGGCCTGACCGGCTACGCCATCCAAGTCGGCGAACACGACGCCAGACTCGTCAGACTCCACGAGGACGGGAAGACCATCCTCACGGAAGTGGACGCCAAAACCACAGAAACATTCGCCTACCACCTTTATGACGCGATAGGAGGAACACGATGAGCCTCACCACGGATGGAAGCCTCTACTTCGAAATCCTCGATGACGGCACCACTCGCAGCGACCATTCAGCCGTCATCCAGCTCGCCATCGACACGTGCGACAGCCACGCGCGATACCTGCTCACGCAGACAGACCTGGCGAACATCCGCCGCGACTGCAACCGCATCTTGAAGGAACTATCCGAAAGGAGGATGGCGAAATGACCGACCACAACTACTGGCTCGAAGACCAACGGGAGAAGACGCGGAAGCCGAACTACACGCGCCGCCGCATCCTCTTCGCCATCGTCAGCATCGGCCTCATCTCCAGCCTGACCATCATGCTCACATGGCATGGCGGCAGCACCACCGCCGCGCTCATGGTTGAAGGCGTGTACATCGCCACCGCATTGTGGCTGATCGTCAGATTCGCGCCACGCGACTAAAAGACTTCCCACCAGCCGACAGTCCAACAAAACAAACCAATTGGGATGTTTTCGCGGACATCCACGTTCACTCATGTCGGCTGGCGGGGACACATAACTGAATATCGATTATTATCCACGCGCCGACCACATCTTGCTTTCACATACACTGTCGGCGCACTCGGTTGGGCGACGGTTCGCCCGTCCACGGATTCCAATCTCTTCTCTCTCTATCAAAAAAACGCAGGCACTCCGGTGTTTGCAACCCTTTCAAGTCCGCCTGACGGCCAGTCGCCGTCGGCCACGCCACCGGCCGCGAACATGTTCAGGTCATGTTCCACCAGTCAAAGGGGCGTTCGGAATCCAAGGACGGCATCGGTTCGACTCCGATGCCAGCCACTCAGCCCCATCCACTCGTCAGGGTGGGGCACACAACGTCAACAAGCAAAGGAAAACCAATGAACAATGAAATCCAGCCTTTTGAGTTCAGGGGCGCATGCATGACCACATTGGACAAGTCCATCGAAGCGGATACCGGACATGAGTGATCTGCTCACGCCAGCCGAACTGGCCACCATGCTCGGCATGAGCGTGCGCACCCTCGCCAACTGGCGGAGCGCAGGCAAGGGCCCGCCGTACTTGAAAATCGGCGTGGAACCGCCAGAAGGCCATCAGGACAGGCGCAAGGTCCGCTACGAGCTTCAAGTCGCAGAAAAGTGGGCCTTGGCACACAAGTACCAGAGAACGGTGGCGAGATGAGAAACGGAATGTTCGTTCCGGCGACACAGTGCAAAAGCCATCCAAACGTCAAAAGCGACGGGAAAGCACGCGTCGATACCGGCAAGCCGACCCTCACGCAGCAGGGAATCGACGTGGACGAGTTCATCCGCAAAAACCACGCGCTCATCGAAAGACTCAGGAAAGGAAACCATTGAAACACGAATATGCCTCCGACGAGCTTCGAGAGCTCAAAAGCATTTACGACGAGTCAGGCGAAGCCGGATTGAGCCGTGACGAAATGCGGGCCCTGCGCAAGGCCGGACTCGTCAAGCAAGACCTACCGCCAGAGCCGGAGAAGCCGAAATTGAAGGCTACCAGCGCGAATCGGCATCCCGAAATACGGCAGGCCGTCTACGACACCATCGCCAGTTTCTGCGATTCGGGCCACGTGCCGACCATCCAGAAAATCGCGGACGCAATGCACAAGAGCAAAAGCACGGTAGCCAACCACGTGCTCGCCCTCGCGAAAGAAGGCCGCGTCAGCAAAGACCCGGAGACAGGCCGCTACCGCACCACCAACCCCACTGAAACCACTGAAAAGAAGGAGCCCATCATGGCCACCACAGTCCAGGAACAGAAGCAGGAAGCCAAGCCGGAAGAGCCGCGCACCATCATCGCAAACGCCTTGGTCGGCATCTTCGACGCGGTGAGCGCCTTGCAGCGAACCGCATTCCAAGCCAACGACAAGGTGGTCTACGGATTCGCCACGAAACTGCTCACCGGCGAATTGATGGACATTAAAGCCAACTACAGCAAGGACGCAAAATGAGACTCAAATTCGATAGCGAGAGTGGCGTTTTCACCATCAAGCCAGAGTCCGAGGCGGAAACCGTCAAGCTCAGGACGTCCGCGTTGGATATCGCCAATCTCGTGGTCGATTATTTCGACGCCGACGTCATCAAAGCAGACATAAACACGCCAAGCAATCAGCAGGGAGCCTGAAATGAAGCGTATTCCACTCAAGGACACGGAACGCTACACGGTCGAACGGTTCAAGCAGGGCAAGAAGACGGAACGTCATCTCGCCTGGCTGAAGAGCCGTAAGGCCGGTGTGGGCGGTTCCGACATGAGCACGATTCTCGGCCTGAATTCCTTCAAGACGCCTTATGAGCTTTGGCTTGAGAAGACCGGCCGCGTGGAGCCGGAGGACATTTCGGACAAGTGGGCGGTGGTCAGGGGCAATGCCCTGGAAAACGAATTGCGCAAGCGATTCCGCGCCCAGCATTCCGAACTGCTGGTCACTGACGGTACGGACAAGCAGTTCATCAGCCGCGAAAAGCCCTATCTGAGGGCTTCCCTTGACGGCATCCTGCAGAAAGAGAACGGCGATTTTGGAATCCTCGAAATCAAAACGGCGAGCGGCCGTCGAGCGGGGGACTGGCATGACGAGGATGGCAACCTCCGTATTCCGCCATACTACTTGGCTCAGGTCGAGTTCTACGCGCTCGTCACCGGCTGGACGTGGGGCTATGTCTACGCGGCCATCGGGGACGACGAGCCGGTAGAGATTCCCTTCGAGGCGGACGTGGAGGATATGGCCGCGATCGACAAGGCCGCCACCGACTTCTGGCATTTCGTCACTTCCGGCACTCCACCACAGCTTACCGGCGGGGACGTGCAGAAGGCGTTCCCCGAACCCACTCCGGACATCGTGGACGAAAGCGACGACGATGACCTCTACGCCCTGCTCGCGCAATACGGGAGCGCCATCAGAATGCTGCAAGACATGAAGGCCGCGCAAAAGGAATTGCAGGAGCAGATCATCCTGCGCATCGGCTCGCATACGGGCGTGCGCTGCGGCAACCTCCAAGCCACCTACAAGCCGACAACCCGCAAAGAATACACCGTCAAAGCTTGCCAATACCGCAAATTCACATTCAAAACCATCGAAGACAAGGAGCAATAAAAATGGGAGCAATCGCACAGCAGGCGCAGGGACAGCAGTTACAGCCACTCAATCCGAAGGGCAAGCTCAAGCAGCTTGTGGAGCATTCATGGCCGCAGATCGCACGCGTCATCGGCGGCAACCTCGACAGCGAGGCATTGCTGCAGATGTGCATCAGCAGCATCAACCGCACGCCGGCCTTGGCGGAATGCACGCCGGTCAGCGTTCTTTCCTGCTTCATGCAGTGCGCCGCCCTGGGCTTGCGTCCGTCCGACGTTGACGGCTTGGGACAGGCATACATCCTTCCCTACAGCAACAAGAACTATGCGACTGGGGAGAAGCAGGCCACGTTCGTCATCGGCTACAAGGGCATGCTGAAACTGTTGGAGAACAGTGGAATCTACGCGCAGCCGAGGGCCGTCTACGAGGACGACAACATCAAACTGAAGCTTGACGAGAACGGCGTGCCGACCATCGAATGCCCCGACGAAGTGAACGTGGACGCCGACCATAGCGAGGACAAGCTGAAATTCGTGTATCTCAGCGTCCAACTGCCGAACGGCGGACGCTACGCCGACTACATGTCGAAACGCGATTTGCTCGAATACCGCGAGAAGTACGCGCCACGCAATCGCAGCCGTCAGATCACCGGGCCGTGGGTGAAGAACTTCGTGGAGATGGCGAAGAAGACCATCATCCGCCGCAGTTTCAAGTACATGCCGGTCAGCATCGAGGCGAAGAAGGCCGCGAGCGTTGACGAAACCACGCCGGATTACAGCGACGTGTTCCAACCGGTAATCACCTCCGATGCGACTGATGACGTGACCGCCGATGTCATGGAAGCGGATACGCCGGAGGATACCGAAGCCGACGTGAAGGGGGCTGAGTGATGGCCGGAGAGACCGTCATCACGATTGTCGGCAATCTTACCGCCGATCCGGAATTGCGCACGACGTCCGCTGGTGCGCAGGTCGCGTCGTTCACGATCGCCAGCACGCCGCGTTCCTGGAACCGCAGCACGAACCAGTTCGAGGACGGTCAGGCTTTGTTCATGCGCTGCAGCGCGTGGCGCGACCTCGCCACTCATTGCGCGCAGAGCCTCGCGAAGGGCATGCGTGTGATCCGCAGGGTCGCTTGCAGCAGCGTTCCTATCAGGCGCAGGACGGTTCCAACCGTACCGTCATCGAAATGACCGTGGACGAGATCGGCCCATCGCTCAAATATGCGACCGCGCAGGTGCAGCGTCAGCAGCATGGCAACGGTGGTGGCTTCCAGGGCAATAATGCGGGTGGTTTCGCCGGTGGCGCTAGGGATCAGCAGCCCCAGCAGCAGGCGCAGGCTCCGGCCGATGACCCGTGGGGCGCGCTAGCCGGAGAGCCTGACTTCTGATGCGCGAATGGTTGGAACCGCCGGACGTTGAACCGGTATGTCCCAGGCATGGGTGCGCGCTGTATCCGGCGCGCCCCATCCCATGCCCCGAATGCGAAATCGAAGCCGAGGAAGAGGAGGAATGATGCAGGAATTCGTCGTGGACATTCCACGGGACGAATGGTGGACGCAGAATCGGCGCGGCCACTGGTGGGTGAAATTCGCGCACACGAGCGCAGTCAAACAGCGTGCCGTGGCATTCGCCAGATTCTGGCTCCAAAACGGCCACCACCGTCCACAACACTTCCCGGTGCACGTCACTGCCGTCATTCACCCATTGACGCACGGGCGCTTCGACCCGGAGAACGCGGCGCCCATGGTCAAGGCCATCCTTGACGCGCTCACCGATACCGGATTCTGGCCCGACGATGACTCAAAGCATCTCATCGGCCCCGACTACCGCGGCGGAGAGCCAAGCAGCCGAAAAGGCTGGTACCGAATCACAATCCGAATCGAAGAAGAGGAGCACTGACATGGCCACGAACGTGAGTCAGCAAGACGAGACACTGCACAAGGTTATCGAATGGTGTGAGCAGCGCGAGGTTGAGGGATTACGGCTTGCCAATGCTTTGCTGCAGAAGCATGACTTGGCTGCTTATGCAGTGGTCAAAGCTCAAATAGACGCATATCACAAGACCGCCGAACACTGCCGTTCCATGCTCGGCTACAGCGGCTCCATGCCGTCCTGTCTCAACTATGAAGACATCGATGACAGCAGCCCGGACCTTCAGCCACAGGTTGGCGACTACGGTGTGGCCGTCCTTGAGAACGCTCACGGTCAGGAAGAAATACCGTTCCACGTCGAGCGGGAGGAGCATACCGGACTGCCGGTCGCACTCCTGAACATACGACTGTATGCGAAACCGGAAGACGACATCGACGACGGACAGTACGTGAGCCTGTTCCAGCTCTATTTGGACGGCTTTATGTTGAGTCGGACGGGCCGAAAGCGGAACAAAGACGCGGAGGCATAGTCATGTGGTTCAAACGTAAATACAACGAATATGGGTGTCCAATGTGCGGCAGACTACCAGTAATCAAGGCATGGCAAACGGAAAAATACCACGAGAGCCGCAAAGTAAGGACAACACTCACAGTCTACCGGCTCCAATGTCCACGTGGACATATCTCTACAAGCTGGTTCAGCCACGCCGCACTCGCAAGCAGGCAGTGGAAAGAACTCGTGGACGAGTACAAGGGGAAGGATACGAAATGAGCGCGTATCAGCCTGTTCTTGACCCAGCCTGCGGCGGCCGAATGTTCTGGTTCGACAAGTCGGATGATCGCGTGCTTTTCGGTGATGTGCGGGATGAAAGCTGGGAATTGTGCGATGGGCGTAGGTTCGATGTCAAGCCTGACATGCTGATGGACTATCGCGACCTGCCGTTCCCCGACGGGACGTTCCGCATGGTGGTGCTCGACCCGCCCCACCTGCGCAATGCGGGCGATACGAGCTACATGGTGCGGAAGTACGGATGCCTCGACCAAGAGACATGGAGGACTGACCTCAAGACCATGTTCGACGAGTGTTTCCGCGTCTTGAAGCCTTACGGGACATTGATTTTCAAGTGGAATGAGACGCAGATACCCGTCTCGCAGATTCTCAAGCTCACAGCGCACAAGCCGCTCTTCGGCAACAAGCAGCCGAACCGCACGGGAACACACTGGATTGTCTTCATGAAGGAGGACGCGAAATGAATAAACGGTACAAGGTTTGCCCACTTTTTTGGAGTGATTACGGCGATGAGCGCACCTTGATGAATATGGGTGTGTTTGAAGAGTTGCTGAACGAGGGTTGGAAGATTCTGCGGGTGGATATCATGCCACCAACGGAATTGAGTAATAACGCCGTTACCGCGACGAACGTCTACATCCTTGAGAGGGAGGCTAATGATGATTAGTCAATACGACAAGGACATGTGTTGCCTGTATATCGCTGAGGGGATGAACTACATCTGGCAACAACGAGAGAACCAAGAGCTTTCCCGAATACTTGAATCATTGGCCGATAGGAAGCTCATGAAGCGTGTCCATGGCGGGTATGCGATCACGCTCAAGGGATTGTTGGCAGTCAAGGTGTGGAGACTTCACCTGTTCCTGTTCCATCACGATGAATGCAAGTACTTCAGGAGGAAGAAATGAGCAGGGCTGAGACCACCGCCATGCTGTCCAAGCTGGTCGAGAAGAGGTTGAAGAATCAGACCGCTTTTTGGGCGAGTGAGGTCAATTTCGACCGGAACACGCCTGATGAGCGGCGAGTGGACTATGTGGGCTTCAAACCTTGGAACATCAACGGCGAACCGGTGCCCGCAAGCGTTGAAAAAGGCTGCTTCGAGTTCTACGAGGTCAAGTCATGCATGGCTGACTTCACGAGCGGCAACGGCCTGACCTTCTACGGTGATTCAAACTTCCTCGTCTGCACGAAGGAATTGTGCGACGAGATCGTATGGCAGAAGATGGTGCCGCCGCGTGTGAACGCGATTCTGACACCGGATTCGACCGGATCGAAACTGATTCTCGACTATGTGCAGTCCTACAACGACCTGTCATACAGGAGGCGTCCGGCAAGCGAAATCCTGTGGGCCATGGTCAAAGCAAACGGAAAGAGGACTAATTGAGCATCATGCTGGACGAGGCGCAAGCCTACGAAAATTCACGAGATTACGACTGCTGCCAGATCATCGAAGGAGCCTACACGGTAGGCGACGCGGTCTACGAAGCCTATTGCGATGGACGTGAAGCGCTGCCCACGAATGCTGAAATCGAGGCCGTGGCGAAACGACTTCTATGGAGAAGCTGCAAGAAGTGGGATGGTGTCGAAAGTGACTGTGTGGCGAAAGGCGAGGATGACGCATGGAATTATGCCGGTGAGATTCCCGGCTTCCAGGAGGAATATATCAGACAGGCCAAGGAAATGCTCGAAATCGCACGGAAGGCGGTAAGCGAATGAGCAATACGATCAGATACGTGGAATGCGCCCACTGCGGCGAGACCGTCGGCGCATATTACGTCACCTGCCCGTACTGCGGATACCGCCTGGTGTCCGCTCAGCAGGCGGTCATGGATGGCTTGGCATGGTGACGCTCGACCCGGCACCCGACATCGTGGAAATCGCCGAAGCCCTGGACGCGATGGCGAAACCACACGTGGGAAGCGGCTGGAAGAACACCAACTACACCGACCTGCCCTGCACCACGCCACGTCAGGAAGCAATCTGGATGGAATACAACGGCATCACAAGAGGAGATTGAATGAAATGGGCTATTTCCAGATTCCGGTCTCATGGTATCGAGACGAAACAATGTTGGAACTCATGAGAAAGAGTCCGGCATCAATTGGCCTCTACGTGATGATGATTTCCTGGTGTTCCGACAACAGGAGCTACGGTGATATTCCATACACTGTCATCCGGTACGTTCTCGATGGCGAAGACGATGAATTACAGGCGATTATCGACGCGGGTTTCCTGACGAAGACAGACAAGGTTCGTCTTCGAGAACCCGTCTACCACATCAAGAGCTTCAGACGCTTCGACCCACGGTCAAGGGAGCCGATAAGCAAGAAGCTACGCAAGGCGGTATACGAGCGTGACCATTACCGTTGCGTCGAATGTGGAGCAACTGACCACCTGAGCTTGGACCACATCATTCCGTGGAGTCTTGGCGGCGAGGACACCATGGAGAATCTTCAAACCATGTGCCGCTCCTGCAATTCAAGGAAAGGGAACAGGTTAGATGTGGTTCAAGGTGGATGATTCCTTCTACTCGAATCCGAAGACCGCCATGCTGTCGGACGGGGCCACCGCATTGTGGCTCCGTTCAGGCTCATGGTCGGCGCAACAGCTGACTGGCGGGTTCGTTCCGGCTCGCATGGTGCCGATGTTCCGTGGCTCCGACGATTCAGTGCGAGAGTTGTGCGACGCGGGATTATGGGCCTACGACGAGCAGAAGGACGGCTACCAGTTCCACGATTGGAGCGACTACCAGCCTGACGGTGAGGAAGTGGACGCTCTGCGCAAGAAGCGTAGCGAGGCAGGAAAACGTGGAGCCAACCGTCGATGGGGCAAGCCTGAGAATGGCAAAAATGGCAAAACCGATGGCAAATGCCATAGCAAACCTATGGCAAACGCATGGCAAACCGATGGCAAGTCGATGGCAAACTCATGCCCCGTTCCCGTACCCGTACCCGAAAAGAAAGAGAAAGAAGAATATTCTTCTTCTTTCTCCAAAGAAATCGGCGTAAGCGATTTCGAGCTAATGACGGAGAAGGCCCATGCCAATGCCGCCATAATCCGCGACTATCCGAATCTCGACTTGTCGGACGCGTGGAACGCGTTCTTAAGCCGACATTATGGCGAAAACCGCACGATAGCCGACTGGACGCGCCTGTGGAAGGGCTGGTGCCAACGTCGAGCCAGAATGAGCGGCATCCCACCCTCGAAACGCCACGTGCACACGTGGAAATGCTCTCACGTGCTCGAAGCGCTCGGACGCGACGAAGAAACGGCGCAGGCAGACGAAAAGGCCTGCGAATTAGCCGACAGACTCAACAAGGAGGAATCATGAAACACGACGAACCGGTAACCATGTGCAGCTTGGAATCGGAAACAATGTACAGCCTGGAATGGTTGAGACACGAGCGCCGCAAGGCATGGCAGGAAGGCTACGCCGCCGGATGGAAAGACCAGGAATGCGACTTCCCGCCACACACCACAGAAAACCCATATACGGAAGGAAACCAATGAAGAAAATACTCGAAAACATGATTATCAAATGGCATCAGGCCGGCTATGCGCTCGACGAAATCGCGCCACTCGTGCCACAAGTGCCCAAAGCCGAAATCGCCGCCATCATCCACCAGTACGACAAGGAGACCAGACTTTGACCGACTGCCAGCACTGCCACAAGCCCATGAAAACGACAGCAGACAATCCGCTCTGCCAAACCTGCCGTGAAACCTACTGGACGCTCATCCGCCAACTCGGACACGTCCAACTGCCCGCCTTGCGAAGCATCATGCTCCGACAGGCGCACATCGGCCCCACAAGCCACACGCCAAGCAAAGGCAACGCGCCACTGCCCATCGACGTCCACGCGCAGGACCTCATCGCAGAATCGGAAGCCTGGCTAGCCGAACAGGCAGGCAAAATACGCGCCGCATACGCTGGATTCGACTGGCGGAAAGCATGGTACGCCATCATCAGCAACCGGCACACCATATTGGCGATGAGCACCGCCGCCGATGACTACGCCGCCCTGGAACACATCGTCCGACGCAACGAACAAGCCCTCACACCAGAAGAAGAGCTCATAATCCTCGGCACCTGCCCAAAATGCGACAGCATGCTCACCGGCACGCCAGAAGCCGAATCGGTCACATGCCAACACTGCCGTACCGAATGGTCGGCACCAGCCATCAAAGCAGCACGAGACGAACGATTATGGCAAGTGCAAATCACCGGCACACCCAGCGACGCGGCCAAAGAGCTGAAACGATACGGCCTGACCATATCACGCAACCTCATCAGCCAATGGCTCAAACGCGGCAAACTGTCGCACGCCACGCCGACAAACACCAAGCGGCAGTACAAGTTCAACCTCGGAGAACTCGCAGCACTACTTGACTGTCACCGTTGAAATGCTATACTGTCGTATGTTCGTAGAATGAATGGCTCAGCATAATGATAGCTGGGCCATTATTCATATCAAGCTTCGGTAGCTCAGTGGCAGAGCACAAGGGATAGCACAGATACCAGAGGACGGATACCTTACCGGCCATGGCTTCCTACTTCTTTAAATCGAATGCCCGTGATGATAAAGACAGTGCACCCCACACAAGCGCTGGTTCGACTCCAGCCCGAAGCACCACACACACCACCAGAGGCTGGAGGATTCCACAGTGAGCCTTCGCCGATGCGCCTGGCACAATTGCCCGCAGCTCGTGCCACAAGGACAAAGGTTCTGCCACGCCCATGCCCACGCATACAACCAGCAGCGTGGCAGCTCAACAGCAAGAGGATACGACGCAGCACACCGCCACCTCCGCAGGGCATGGGAGGCACGACTGGCCACAGGCGAAACACACATCTGCGCCAAATGCGGACAGCCAGTCACGGCCACAGACCAATGGGACCTCGGCCACACAGACAACAGACAAAGCTGGACAGGACCAGAACATCGCAGCTGCAACAGGAAAGACGGACAACACAAAGCAACCGCAAGCGCCGAACACTGGACACGACACCAAGCCAAGCCACAGCAGCAACCACAGTCGCAGCCAACAAGCAAACCGCAAACACAGACATGACACAAACAAATCAAACGCAAGCGGACAAGCCAAACAAGTACACGCAACAAAAACAACAAAACACACGCCAAAACAGGAAAAAATACAATCAACCAACCCGCCAACACCCCTAGGGGGGTACCCCGAACGGCAAGGCCAAGACCGCCGGTGAGGGGACTCGCAAGTTCGCGGATAGTTCAAGATTTGACGGATTGGCCGAGACCGTATTTTTTCCGGTTCGAGGATTGGAGGTCGCATGGCGACGCATGGCGGCGCGCGTACCCGCTCCGGTCCGATGCCGGATCCGTCCAGCGCCCGGTCGGACGCGCGTGGTCTTGGCGCTGATGTTCTTCCGCTTTCGGCTCGCGGATACCGTTACCGGCCGAAGGCTTTTCCGCTGTCCGAGTGGACGATTTGGGACACTTGGAAGGATGATGACGGTTTCCATAAGGAGCGTGACGAGAAGGCCACGGAGGCGTGGAACCGGCGTGAGCGTGAATTGTGGCGTGACCTGTGGCGGTTGCCGCAGGCCATCGCATGGCATATGCCGCGTTATGGATACATGTTCACGACTATCGCGCTTTATGTACGCCAGTTCGTGCTTTGCGAGTCTTCGGAGGCGAAGGCCGCCGACCGTACCGCGCTTGCACGGTACGCCGACACCATCGGCTTGACTCCGCAAGGCCTTCGTTTGAATGGTTGGGCGATTGTCGATGACGAGCCGAAGCCGAAACGCTCAGCAGAATCTTCCGACAAGATCATTCCGTTCAAAAGCGCGAAGCAGCGGTGGCTTGAGAATCAGAAAGAGGATGCGGAATGAGCGAACAGAAAACGCCGGTCGTTCCGAAGTCCCTTGGTTTTCTCTTTGCTGACTGGATTGCCGCGCATTGTGTCGTCCCCAACGGTTTTGACCTTGGCAAGCCGTTTGAGCTTGTGGGCTGGCAGTTGGACAATGCGATTGACTTTTATCGGGTGAAACCTGATGCGGTGTATGATCCGGCTCGGCCTCGTCAGGCTGCGGCGTTCAAGTGGCGTCGTGGTCAGATCGTCGGCGGGCAGAAGCTAGGCAAGTCGCCTTTCGGTGCGGCTGTTGCTGCTTTTGAGGGTGTTGGCCCATGCGTGTTCTGTGGATGGGCGCGTGGCGGCGAGACGTTCCGCTGTTCCGACTGGGGTTGCTCGTGCGGTTTCGAATACGTGTATTCTCTGGGTGAGCCGATGGGCATGCCGCGTCGTACCGCTTTGATTCAGCTGCTCGCCACTTCGGAGGAGCAGACGGCGAATGTTTACAGGCCTTTGCAGTCGATGGTGCGTAATGGTCACCTGTCCGACCTGATGAAGGTGCGTGAAGGTTTCATCCGCCTTCCGAATGGCGGTCGCATCGACCCTGTGACGGCTTCGGCGCATTCCAAGCTTGGTAATCCGGTGAACTTCGTTCTTGGTGACGAATCGGGCATCTGGACTAGGCGCAGCGGCATGTTCGAGGTTGGTGACACGGTTATGCGTGGCGCTATGGCCATGGATGGAAGAATGCTTGAGCTGACGAATCCGTGGGATCCGATGGACGCTAGCTTCGGCCAGATGACCTACGAGAGCACGGCGTCGGACATCATGAAGTTCTTTCCGAAGCATGACCCCTCATTGGATTTCGCGGATCCGAAGGACAGGCGGAAGATTCTCGAATTCGTCTATTCCGGTTCGCCGTGGGTGCCGCTCGATCAGGTCGAAGCGACCGCGACCGAGCTTATGGCCCGTGATCCGGCGCAGGCTCGACGTTTCTACGGTTGTGAGATTGTGCAGGGTTTGGGTTCGTATATGCCTGAGCCGCTGTACGATGGCACGATGGTTGACCGTCAGCCGCCTGAGCCGGGTGCTGAGATTTGTCTTGGTTTCGATGGTTCGCAATCCGGTGACTGGACGGCATTGCGTGCGGAAACGTTGGACGGGTGGCGTTGGACGCCGACCTATGGCCCGTCCGGCAGGCCGTCTTATTGGAATCCCGTCGAGTGGGAGGGGCGCATTCCTCGCAGTGAGGTGGATGCCTGCGTTTCCGAACTGTTCGACAGGTACAAGGTGCGCCGATTCTACTGTGACCCGCATCCGTGGGAGACGCAGGTTGAGGCGTGGGCGTACCAGTATGGCGAGGATATTGTGGTGCCTTGGCCGACGAACCGAATAGGACGCATGTTCGACGCGCTCACCCGTTTCATGGAGGATACGGCCGACCATTCCACGACGCATTCCAACGATCGCATGGCTCGGTTGCATATGATGGCGGCGCGTAAGGTTGCCAAGCCAGGCGACAAGTACGTGCTCGGCAAGCCGAGCGAGAATCAGAAGATCGATATAACCATGGCCGACATCCTCGCACACGAGGCGGCATCGGACATGCGCGCGTTGGGCTGGGGTTCCGAGTCCAGCAAGGTATTTGTTTTCCGATGATAGGAGGCTAACGATGGCGTGGTTGCCTGATAAGGCGCAGGATATGCTTCGTCGGCTCTCCGACCAGCTTTACGGGGCGGCTGAAATGTTCGGCAGGCTTGACCGGTATGTGGATGGCCAACAGCATTTGCGGCAGCTTGGATTGGCGATCCCTCCGGAATTGGAACGGTTCACTGTCATCGTGAACTGGCCTCGCGTCGTGGCCGAAAGCCGAGTGGACAGACTTGACCTCAAGGGGTTTCGCGTCGGAGACAATCTCAAACTGGCCGATGATGCGTGGGAATTCTGGCGGTCCAGCGGTTTAGACGAGGACCAGACCAGCTATCTTGATTTCGAGGTGTTTGGACGGTCGTTCAAGACCGTGGAGAACGACGAAACCGGCTTGCACATCGAGAATGTGAGTCCGATTGACATTCTCGCTCATCGTGATCCGGTGACAGGACGGCTTGATGCGGCATTGCGCCGGTATCGTGACGTTGACGATTACGATTTCATGAGCACTGTCGGCTGGCGCCTGTACTTGCCTGACCGCACTTACACGATCGACACGAACTATCAGGTGCGTTCCGTGGTTGAGAATCCGCTTGGAATAGTGCCGGTGGTTCCGGCCTACCGCAATCCGCGCACCACGATTCCCTTGCACAAGACGTGGCCGCGCCTACGCGGTACCAGTGCGCTCACCGATGTCATCGACCTGACCGATGCGTGCGCACGAGATCTGACGAATGCGCAGGTGGCTCAGGAGACTCATGCCGTCCCTCAGCGTGGTGTGCTTGGCGCGACTAAGGGCGACTTCGTGGACGATGAAGGCAACCCTTTGACCACGTGGGAAGCGTATTTCGGCAGGATTTGGGCTTTAGGCAATCCGAATGCGAAAACTTTCGAGTTTTCCAGCTCAAGCATGGAGAATTTCGAACGCATGGTGAACCTTTACGCTCGCTTGTCGAGCGGTGTCACCGGTTTGCCTCCGAACTATTTCGGCTTGGCCGCCGATGATGCCGCATCAGCAGATGCGATTCGATCGCGTGAAGCGAAGCTCGTGAAGAGCATCGAACGCGATCAGCGGACATTGGGACGGCAGGCGGTGCAGACATGCCGTCTTGTCGCCGGATTGCTGCGTGGCGAGAAAGCCATGAGCGCCTTCGACGACGCCGATGCGCTCTGGTATGACGCTGGCACGCCAACCGTGGCACAGCGAGCCGATGCGGTGACGAAACTGTTTGCGACGGCCGACCCGACGGGCAGACCTCTCATGCCTCGCGAGATGGCATGGGAGGAGCTTGGATGGGGGCCGGAGAAGATCGCACGTGCGAAGAAGCTGCTTGAATCCGACGAGGAAGGCTGGATGCAGGGCTACGTGAAACCGGAGGTGTCCGATGGCTTACGGTCAGACGTTGCCGACGGCGGCACGACGGCAGGCGAGCGACCTGAGACGGCGCAGCAATCGTCTGGCCGTCCGGCTGGCGGCGATATGGCGGCGTGACGCCTCCGATGATTTCGGCGAATCATATGCTTCATGCATGCCCGAAATGTTCCGCCTGTTGGATTCGGCGCAGTTGCAGACGGCACGTGAGGCGATGACGTCCACGCCTTTGGCGATGGCGTCATTGGATGGCGTGGACAGATTGCCGGAGTATACGGTGGATCCACGCCAGTGGGTCGGCGTGAATGGAAACGGCATGAACACGATCGACGTCATGTGGGGTGCTGTCGTCAAAGGAAAACGTGTCGTTTCCAGCGTTGGCTCGACGGACATCGCGCTCCATGTCATCGAAATGGAGTTGGTTCAACGTTCCCGCACGCTGCTTGCTGATACGCAACGTTCGGCCGCGATGGTGGCAGGACGAAGCCGATATGTGCATTGCGGTTACGTGCGTGGATTGACGCCGCCAAGTTGCGGCAGGTGCGTTGTCCTGGCTGGACGACCGTGCGGCAGCGAACCCTTCGAAAGACATCCGAACTGCGATTGCATCGCCATACCGACATCCAAAACGCCGAACATTGCCGTCACGAGCGCCAACGAATACCTTGACGGCCTGTCCGACGGTCAGCTGGCGAAGACGCTTGGCAGCAGGGCGAACGCCCGTGCGTGGAAGGACGGCGCCGACCTCAACCAGCTTGCCAACGCCTACCGCAAGGCCGGAAGCGTCCGCACCGCGCAGATGTACGGGCGGAACATCAAATACAGCACCGAAGGCATGACCAAGCATGGCCTCGCATCATCTCGCATGATAAGCGCCGGATACGCGAAGGATTACGTGAAAAAGGGTGGACGTTACACGAAGGTTGACCGTCCACGTCTCATGCCCGAAACGATTTACGACATTTGCGCACGGACCGGCAAGGATCCACGCCAGATGCTTTACGACTACGGCTGGATACTCTAGCCGTTCCTCATTTTTTAAGACCGCAGGCCGGGCAATCCGCTTGCGGCGGAAAACAACCGCAACGGAAGGACAACAACATATGGCTGACGCAGCAGCAACAGCAACCGCTGATTCGGCATCGAACACGACCAACACAACTGTCGGCTCGCCGGTATCCGGAGACTCGAACGTCTCTGCGGCGTCGCAGTCTACGCAGGCAACCGCGACTCGCGCTCAGGCCGAAGAAGCATTGCAGAATCTTGTCAACGACGCTCCCGCAACGGAAGAGCCGAAGACCAGCGAAGAACTGCAGCAGTCCGAACCGGACCCGGAAACCACTGAAACGGGAACCACCGGCGAGGAAATCGAAGGCGAAGCCGAACTCGGAGACAAAGGCAAGAAAGCCCTGAACCGCATGAAGGCCGCAGTGAAAGCCTCAAAGCACGAGGCCGAAACGCTGAAAGCCAAGATCTCCGAATTGGAAACACGGATATTCAACGCAAACGTCGAAAAGGCCGCAACCGGCAAACTCCAGCATCCTGAGCTCGCAACGAGACTCGTGGAAGGAGTGGACGCCAAAAGCGACCAGAAGGCCATAGACAAGGCCATCGACGCCATACTGCGCGAATATCCGGATTTAGGCGTTCCCGCGCAGACGGAGCCAGCTGATGGTTCGCTGCAGCAACTGTTCGATGCGAAGCCAGCCACGCATGAGGGCGAATCGAGGACAAGCGCGAACGCCGCGGTGTTCGGCTCACAGCTCGCGGCCCTCGGCCTCTAAAACATATTTCAACGATCCTTTAAGGAGGAAACCATGACCGCGCTCGATCTGAGCCGTTCCACCTCCGGCGTCTACCTGACGCCGGAACAGTCCAATGAGATTTGGACTGGTGTTTTCAAACAGTCCGCCGTCACCCAGCTCGCAACCGGAGTGAAACTGCCCGGTTCCGGCATGGAATACGATACGCTTGGCGACATGTCGGCCGCAAAATGGGTTGGAGAGACCGACGAGAAGCCAGTCGACAAGCCGACCATCGGTTCCCGCGTCATGAAGCCGTTCAAGGTCGCCAAGATCGTCCCGGTTTCCGAAGAGTTCGTCCGCGACAAGAGCGCCCTGTGGTCGAGAATCAAAGAAAAGGCGGCTCAGAGCATCGCCCAGACAATCGACCAGACCTTTCTCACCGGTCTGATTACCGCTCCGTCCACCGAGAACATGGACACGTTGAAGGACGCTCAGACCGTCAGCATCGGCTCCGGCAAGTACGCCGATTTCGCCAAAATCGCCACCACCGTCCTCACGAACGATGGCGACCTGAACGGCATCGCCCTGTCTCCGCACGGCCTGGCGAAAGTCCTGGAAGCCACTGACGCAAATGACCATCCACTGCTGGTGCCGAGCCAGTCAACCGAAATCGGCACACTGTTCGGCGCTAGGGTCGTGAAGTCCCCCTGGGGGCACGTGCCGGAAATCAAGGCGGATACCACGCACAACATTTCCGCGGCGAAAGAGGTGTTCGGCGTCGCAGGAGACTGGACTTACGCCATGTATGGCACCGTGGAGGGAATCAAGATGAAGATTTCCGATCAGGCGACCATCAACGATGGCGGCAAACAGATCAACCTTTGGCAGCGCAACATGATCGCATTCCTGGTAGAGGCGGAAATCGGCTTCATTGTGCGCGATAAGAAGAAGTTCGCGGTCATCACCGCCTGACGGCAGGATGCCACCATGACAGCCTCTGTTGACGATGTCGCGAAACAGCTCGGACGGCAGGTCACGGATCCGCTTGAGGTCAATCAGCTCACGTCGTGGATCGAGCTTGCCGAAATCGCGATCCGCAAACGGTATCCGAATCTCGACCAGATCATTGTTGGCGGTAGGCTCGCGCAGCACACCGTCGATCTGGTTGAGGCTCTGGCCGTCGCACGGTATGCCCGCAATCCGGAAGCGGCAACATCCAAAAGCACAAGAATTGATGACTATCAGGAAACAGTGGGTACCACGAACAGCGTGCCGACGATCACATTGCTGGACAGTGAGTGGGAGCTTTTGGAACCGTCCGGCTATGGCGCTTCCGGCGCTTTCACAATAGCCCCCGTTGGAAGGCGCCGCCTATGCTGACGGCTTCCGTGTTGGAGCGTGCTCGGGAAAACGCGGAATCGCTCATGACCGACGAATGCACTGTGGTGCGTCCCGGCGAAGCCGCGACGGATCCGGACACCGGTGAGGTCAAGCCGACATTCACGCAAGTGTATGCCGGCCACTGCAAGGTGCAGACCTCCGGTGGCCTTGCGCCTGAGAACACGGAAGGCAGTGCGGCGCAGGCGATGGGCGCCGTCTCGTTGGTCTGGTCTTTGTACGTGCATTTTCCCTACGGCACTCCAGGCCTTCGCGCCGGTGACGTGGTGGAAGTCACGGAATCCGCCAATCCGCTGCTCGTCGACAGGCGGTTCAGGCTCGTCTCACCTCAATCCGAGAAGACGCACGCCACCGCCTGCCGTTGGAATGTGAAGGAGGACTCATGAGTGGACTGTTCGACGCTTCGCAGTTGACGGCCTTCGGCGATGCGCTGCTCGCCAAGGGCGTGGCTCGCCGCGCTTTGATCTCCGCTTCGGTGAAGAAGGGCGCGCAGAACGTCAAGAACTCGATTCGCGACGACCTGAACGGTTCCGGCAATGCCGCATTCAGGCGTATCCCGATCACCTACACCGTTTCGGAGGGTGCTGGGCGTATCACCGCCGAGATAGGCCCCACCAAGGGCGGAGCGGGTTCGCTCGCGAACATCGCGTTCTTCGGAACGGCGAGGGGCGGTGGAACGCACCGATTCTACGAGCATGGCGAGGAAGAATTGCCGAAGCTCGCGGAATACGTGGCGCGTGCCGCCGTGGAGGTGGTCTGAATGAAATCGATCATGACGTTGACCGACACGATCCTCGACCATATCCCGAAGCCAGCGACGGGCTGGGCCGTGTACCGGCAGACCGCCCCGAAGCCGACCGACAAGCCGCCGTGGGTGATTGAGACGGTCACGACCAACGGCCACATTGTCGGCGAGACGCAGCATGTGCATTGCGGCATCGGCACTTTGCTGGTGCGCATCGTGAGCACCACGGCCGATTCCGTCAACGTGCTGGCCGATGACCTCATGATTCCAGGACTTGCTGGCAAAAGGTTCGTCGCGCAGGGTTTCGACACCGGCTGTCTGACGTTGTTTTCCGATTCCGGCGCTTACGCGGCCGGACTTACCGCAGAGGATACGGCGCTGCTTTACCAGTGCCGTCTTCTGACTTTCAAATTCAACTGGTCACGCATGTGACCCTTAAATATTAAGGAGGAGTCATGGTTTTGACTCTTGGGACTGAAGTTCCTTCCACACCGGCGGACGGTCTGGTCAACACGATCTGGGTGCCGGCCATCGTGGACATTCAGAAGCCGACCGCTGAAGAGATTAATGCTGGCACTGACCTGTCCAATTACGTCGTGCTTGGTGGCTGGTCGTGCTCGCCGTCGCAGGATTCCATTTCGGATCAGCGTGAGAACAGTGCGCAGGATTATGAGAATCCCGGACGTAAGAAGATCAGCGGCTCGAGCATCGAGGTCATCGACAATACGAACACGGAGCACTCCGCGCAGAACGTAGCCATGGAGACGCTTGCTGAGGGTACGGAAGGCTACTTCGTGCGCCGCTATGGCAAGCAGACGGATGAGGCTTTTGCCGCCGGAGATACGGTGAACGTGTACGCTGTCCGTGTCGGCATGAGTGCCAAGATGGCGATTGCCGCGAACAGCGTGCTGCGCAGCAAGGTCAATTTCTCCGTCCGCGCTCCAGGCTGGGCGGAGAACGTGAAGGTCGCCTGATTGATTCTTCCCGCATCGGACTTTCGTCCCTTTCGCCGGTGCGGGAACCTCTTTTCTCTTTTCCGGCAAAGGAACACGAATATTAGAGCGAAGGAACAACAATGCTTAAAGTCGTCAGGCGCACGCGCGAGGTCGATGTCATCCTCAACCAGCAGACCGCCGAGGACATCGCCAGATTGGGTGATGCGCTGGCCGAGGAGACCACGCGCGAACAAATCACGGAGGCTGGGACGAACCGGCAGGCGAAGGCCACCGCGCGGCGCATCGAAGAGCTACGCGAACAGGCGGATGCGGAGACATTGAAGCTCACGTTGCGGGCGTTGCCGGTAAGCAAATGGGCGCAGGCATTGGCCGCGCACCGCAATGACAACGGCACGAACGACATGTTCGGCACTGCCGCTGCGGCATTGCCGCTCATGCTTGATTCCGCGACCATCGGCGGCAAGCCGGTGGCCGACGAGGACAAGACCGAACAGGCGTGGCGCAATCTGTTCGACGAACTCACCGATGGCCAGTTCACTCCGATCTGGCAGGCCATCGCCGAATTGAACGGGACCGCCGCGGACCCAAAAGCGGCATTCGACCTCGCCTCGCAGGTTCTCCGCAACTAGTCGAGGATCTTAAGATCTGCCGCCAGCTCGGCATCAGCTATAAGCGTTTCATGGGCTGGCGCCCGAGTGAGGGCGATGAGGTCGAGTGGGATGAGACGGAACGCAATTGGATGCGTTCGTTGGCGGAATACGAACGGTCATTATGCCCCATGTGCGGTTTGCCTCGCTCGATCTGCCAAGACCCGAAGGGCGAACTTACATTGCATGCCGAAACCAGCGTCTGCTGGGCCACTGCGCACATGCAGCAGGCCATGAAACGTTGGACTGATGCGAATGGCAGGGACAATCCGGCCGCGAACGCCTTGGTGGCGCATTTGACCTGACATTTTGGAGGATGCTTTGGCGGAGAACAAGAACATCGTCATCCGGTTGATGGCGGACACAGCCTCCTATGAGGCGGCGATGACCCGCGCGGGCAGCACCGCGAAGACGGTTGCTTCGGGCATGGAGAATACCGGGCGCAAGTCCGCGCTCATCGCCAGCGGCATGACTGCTGCCGGATTGGCCGTGGCCGCTTTCGGCGTGGCCGCAGTCAAGATGGCCGCAGACTTCGACCAGCAGATGAGCACCGTGCAGGCGAACACCGGCGCGACCAGCGCACAAATGGACCAACTGCGCGCGGCCGCCATCGAAGCCGGTGCGAGCACCGTGTACAGCGCCAGCGATTCCGCCGACGCGATCAACGACCTCGGCAAGGCCGGCATGAGCGTCACGGACATCCTCACCGGCGGATTGACCGGCGCTTTGAATCTGGCCGCATCCGACGGCATGGCCGTTGGGGATGCAGCAGAGTATATGGCGAATGCGCTTTCCATGTTCCACCTGAAAGGCTCACAGGCTTCTCAGGTGGCCGACACGCTCGCGGCTGGCGCCGGCAAGGCCGTCGGCAACGTTTCCGATTTCGGCGAGGCGTTGAATAATTGCGGCGCGCAGGCCAATAGCTTCGGCATGAACATCCAGGAGACCACCGGCGTGCTCGCTTTGTTCGCGCAGAACGGCACCATCGGCGCCGAGGCCGGCACCCAGTTGAACAGCATGCTGATGAAACTGGCCGCGCCGTCCACCGAAGCGTCCAACACGATGAAGGAATTAGGCATCAGCGCATATGACGCGCAAGGCCACTTCGTCGGCATGGCTAAGTTCGCTGGACAATTGCAGAAGGCCGAAAAGGATCTGACGGACGAGCAGCGCAACCAGGCGAACGCGACCATCTTCGGCAGCTATGCCATCAAGGCCGCGAACTACCTGTACGAGGCCGGCGAATCCGGTGTCAACAAGTGGACGAAGGCCGTATCCGAAAGCGGCTACGCCGCCGAGCAGGCGGCTGCGAAGAACAACAATCTCAAGGGTGATCTGGAGAATCTTGGCGGTTCGATGGAGTCCTTGATGATTTCCGTAGGTGAGGGCGCTCAGGGGCCTTTGCGCAAGATGGTGCAGGGCTTGGATACGCTGGTTGACTCGTTCGCGGGATTGCCGTCCGGAGTGCAGCAGACGCTCGTGGTCATGGCATCATTGGCCGGCGTGTTCGGAGCGGTGCACAAGGCCGCGGGCAATCTCAACGGCAGCACCAGCACGATGGCCAACAATATCGGCTTGGCCATCGACCCGGTCCAACGCGTCAAGACCGCTTTGGCTTCCGCGCAGACCGCTTTCCAGATGTTCCGCGCGAGCGGTCAGAGCGCGCAGGAGCAGTTGGAATCGTTCGGCACTGCGGAAGATTCCGCCACGCTCCGATCCAAGGGGTTCCACAGTGTTGCCGACGGACTCATCTCACTTATGGGAGGTCCGTGGGGCATCGCCCTGGGCATTGCCACGACGGCGCTCACCGGTTTCATGACGGCCGCGCAGAATACCAAGCAGGCGGTGCAGGAAGTGCAGTCAGCCGCAGCCAATGGAGCCAGCGCTATCCACGAGGCGCTGGTCAACCAGCTGCAGAATATGGATGTCGGCACCTTCCATGGCGAACCGGGATGGCTCAGCGCGATCGAGCAGGGCATCACCGGATCGAAGAAGCTGACCGACGTGATGAGCGAGGCCGGCATCAGCATCACCACCATGACCAAGGCCGCCGAAGGCAACAAGACGGCCATCAAGCAGGTCAACTCGGCGGCGGACAAGCTCGGCTCCAGCCTTGGCAGCGGGTCACATAAGGCCACCGCGCTGCGCGACGGCCTTTCCGCCCTGACCACCGCCTACCAGCAGGGCACGAAAGGCGCCAAGGACAAGTCCAAGGCGTTGGACGAACTCGATGGCAAAACCAATAGCGCGGCGAAATCCACGAAGGATGAGGCCAGCGCGAACAAGGATCTCGCTGATTCCGCCTCGGACGCGTCCGAGGAAATCGACGACCTCGTGAAGTCTCTGTTTGGTTTGGAGTCAGGTAATCTGACCGCAGACGAGGCTGTCGACCAGCTGAACCAGAAGATCGGCGAATTGACCGAAACATGCCAAGACAATGGTGTGGTGTTCGACCAGAACGGCAACCTGCTTGACAGGTTCTCCGAGAAGGGCACGAAGACCAGGCAGGCTTTGGAGGACATTGCCAGCAGTGCCCAGAACGCTGCGGAGAAGATTCTTAAGCAGGGTGAGAGCACCGGTTTTAGCAGCGGTGAGATCGAACGTGCGAACGGCGTGCTGCAGGATGCACGTGACGCGATCATCAGGCAGGCCGAAGCCTCGGGTATGAGCGAACAGGCCGCCAACGCCTTGGCGGACCGTTGGGGTCTGAGTTCCGACAGCATCAAGGCTTCCATCGACAACATCAAGAAGACCGCCGACAACAGCAAGGCTAAGCTTGATGTTGACGATTCCAAGGCCAAGTCGAAGACCAAAGGCGCGGAAACCAACCTCGATAAATTCAACAAGAAGATAGCGAAGGCCAAGCTCGACGCAGACGCCAAGAAGGCCACGGCCAGCGCCAAGAAGGCGCAGAAGATGATGCAGGCCTTCAACAAGACCCACGTCAAGGCCACACTGGATGCGACCGACAAGGCGTCCAAGAAAGCCAAGACCGCCTCCGCGAACGTCAACAAGTTCAACGGTAAGAAGTCTACAGCCAAGCTCGACGCGAAGGATAACGCCTCGCCGAAGGTAGACAAGGCCAACTCCAAGAAGCTGACCAACAAGCGCAACACGCTCAACTCGACCGACATCGCGTCGCAGATAGTGAAACGTGCGAACGCGCAGAAGCTGGCGAACAAGAAGAACACCCTCAATTCGACCGACAAGGCCGGACCGAAGGTAGACGCCGTCAACCGCAAGAAGCTGAACGACAAGAAGAGCACCGCCTCGGTCAACGACCAGGCGACTCCGGTGCTCCGCTCCATCAACAACTTCAAGATCGCGGACAAGAGCTTCACCGTCACGGAGAAGACGAAGAAGGAGGGTGGCTACACCGGTGGAATGTTCACCGACGGCGCCTTCCAGCAGTTCGCCGGAGGCGGCATGTTCTCCGGCTACGTGGATCCGGCATGGGCACCCGGCAACGGGTTGAGCGACAGCGTGTATCTGCTCAACGCTCGTCTCGCCGCAGGCGAGTTCACGCACAATGCTGCGGCCACGGCCTATTACGGCGTCGATAACATGCGCCTGCTGAACGAGCGGAAGATTCCCCGCGAAGTGTTCGCCACTTCGCGTGATATGCCGGTCGTCGTCAAGGTCGAAATGCCGGCCAACTCAGGCCAGACGGTGGTCAACATGCCGCAGAAGATCGTCGTGGCCGACCAGCCGAGCGTCAGCGGCACCATCATCGGCAACAAGGTGCTAGCCGCCGTGAGGAGGGGAAGATGAGCGACGTCATCCTTACCGCCGACGGCGAATCCGTCACACTGCACGGTGGGGCCTTCGACGGACACGGAATAGCATTGACCGGACTGTCCGGCTGGTATCAGACACCGGACGCCAAGGTGACAGTCACCCCGCGTGGACAAGGCGATGGTGGCCACGACATCGTAGCAGACAACGTCATGTACGATGCGCGCGTGGTCACGGTCGGCTATCGAATCATCGCCGGCAGTGACCGCGAAGAGGCTCTGAGGCAATTGGCTCTGCTTGACAAGCTTGTCCACAGACTCGTCACGTGCCGCGTCATCGACGATGGACAGGACACCTGCTGCTCCGGCGGCTACTACGTCCGCTCTCTCGAACAGAAGATCCAGAATCCGCTTTGGCAGAACCTTTCCGGCGACATCACGCTTGTGTTCGAACGTCCCGAACGTCTGTCCACGCTGGCGCACTCCGGCGAGGCTCGCGCGTCGGTGGTGCAGGCCGGAGGTCTGAGCTATGGCACCGGCAATGCCGGCCTTGCGTACCCGCTGTCGTATGGCACGGTATCCGATGGTGCGACGGTCATGCGTCTGCCGAATCAGGGCACAAGCCGCGCCTATCCGACCTACACGCTCAACGGCGAATGGCCAAATGGATGCGCGCTCCGCCTCGCATGTGACGGTCGTGCGTCGACATTGGCCTTCAGCGAGGCGATCCACACCGGCATTCCGGTTCTGCTGGACACACGCTCGCGCACGGCGACGATGGGCGGTGTGGACGTGACGGCGAAGCTTTCGCAGCGTGGCTGGATGACGATACCCGCCGGCAGTGCGCTGACTGTCAATCTCGCCACGCCTGGTAGCGGCTGGGTCACATGCGAATCACACGACACATACATGTAAGACATCGTTCGTTTTGGAGGTGCAATTCATGGTTACCGCTTTAGGCATCCGTCCCGACGGTAAGAATCAGGGCGTTAGCCCACAGGTGCACAGGCGCATCATCAGCTCGCAGTGGACGAGCGACGGCATCATCTGTGGCCTGAATGTGACAGGCGGCACCGGACTCACTTACAGCGTCGCAGCTGGCACCGCGCTCATCCAGCCGGACGGACAAAGGGGCGAGGCTGTGCTCGCGTATTGGCCGGGCGGACAGACCCCCGCGGTGAGCGCCGGCAACGCAGGGCTGAGCCGGTATGACGTCATCTGGCTTCGCGCGCACGATCTCGACAAGGGCGACGCGGACAATCAGGTCGTGCTTGGCGTCACGCAGGGCACGCCGGCCGCTGATCCGGACGTGCCGCTCGACCAAGTGCCATCCGACGTGGTGCGATTGGCGGCCATGCTCGTACCCGCCGGCATGACCCAGACCAAGGCGTGCAGCACGGACGGAGCCGAACGATACGCCCTGCCGTACGGCGCGTCCAAGGGTCTGATCGCTCGGAACGTCCGCAATTACGAGGGTCCGGCGAACATGGGCGACGGCGGCAAGGACTATTTCGAACAGGACACATCTTTCTATCTGCCGACAGCCCGTCTTGTCGAACTTCGGTATTCTGCAATCGCCTGCGCCTGCCGTCACGACAATCCGCAGAAGCCGACCGAGAATGCCACGCAGATGGCATGCTGGTACGTCGGCTTCCAGATCGACGGGAAGGACGTGGCTGGCGGTGGCGGCCAGTTCCAGGTGTCGCGAGCATGGCAGCCTGTCCACCTCAATACGCTCGTCCAATTGTCCGCGGGGTGGCACACGGTACGCACGCGCAACCACAGGGTCATGTGGGGTGAGAACGTGTATTTCATCTGTCATTCCGACTCGAAGGAGAACTATCCTGGCCGCACCCTGGAAGTGTGGGACCGTGGCGTGAACGTCGGCTGAGGAGGGCTTATGGCTTGGCGAGCGTATGTCGTGGACACGATCAGCGGGCAGATATTATGTCCGATCGATTTGCCGAATTTCTCGTGGTCGGTCAGTGTCGCGGACTCATCGCTCTCCACCACGAAATCCAAGGGCGTGGGACAGGACGAGGTGAGCGGTCTCAAGGTGCCATGGACCGCGGTGCCGGCCGATTCGCCCGGCGAACGCTCCCGGCTCCTCGCGCCCGACCGGCGCAGCGTCGCACTCTGCTGGACGAGTCCGCTCGATTCGGAGGATGCCATCGGCACACCAATATTGTGCGGCCTCATCGGACAACGCAAGGACGGGCCGCTCGACACCGACTTCAGCCTGACGAGCATTTACGGGCTCTTGGGCGACCGGTATCTGGTGCGCGAGGGAGTCTACGGCACTGCCAATGGCAGCACCAGCACCGACGTCATCAACTTCAACAATCTCTCCTTGCGCGCCATCGCGGCGGAGGCAGGGTGGCTGTGCGCCAATGCCAAGCCGGGCGGCGGACTGCCCATCGACTGGCACTACAGGGGCGAAAAAGGCTCGCACCAGCGCGAATATGACAGCTGGGACATCCAGAATCTGAAATGCTCGGATGTGTGGGACAAGATCGCCAACGTGGAAAACGGGCCGGATCTGCAATTGCGTCCGAAACTGTCCGGCGACACGATCCGCTTCGACTTCCTCGCCGGGAGTGACGCGGATCCGAACATCGCGCAGGACACTATCCTCGAGCTTTCCAGCAGCCCGTATGGCGGGACGTTGGAGAACATCACCATCGACCACTTGGGTGCCGTCAGCCGCGTGTACGCGTCCGGCTCCGGCACCGATAAGGCGCAGTTGTGCCACCTGTCCGAGGACCTGTCGCTGGTCAGCGGGGATCACGAGCCGTTCCCGCTGCGGGAGATGACCTATTCCGACACCGACGCCGCCGACGCCGGTCTGCTCCGCCAGCATGCCGACGGCGTGCTTTCCGCGAATCACGCGCCGCTCATGCAGATCAAGGGCGAATTGCATGCCAATGATCTGAGCGTGGACGGCACGCCATTGCATCCGCTCGGCAGCTTCTGGCCCGGCGAGACGATGCGGTTGGACATTCAAGGATTCCCGAGTCTCGCGGACGGCGTGTACGAGTGCCGGCTCATGCAGATGAGCGGCGACCAGTCGGACAAGGTGAGCTTGATATTCGACGCCATGGATGATCCCATGGCCTGACATTTTGGAGGTGGCTATGTCCTCTCACGTGGAATTAAATCCAGACGATTCGACGCTCGGCCTGAGCCTGGGCATGAAGGCCATGCGCCTCGCCCTGACCCAGAAGACCCACAAGATGGGCACCGTGCGCATCCCCGGCACGGGCGGCACGGACGTCATCATCGGCGCCGGCGCGTCGGACGGGGCCAACAGGATCGACCAGGACGGGCGCCAGCTGCCGCTCGTGGACACGAGCGGCATCGACAAGGCCGCGCAGGATGCACGGAAGGCCGCCGATGACGCCGCCGCGAAGGCGGATGAGGCGATCAAGCAGGGCGAACAGATCCGCCGGGACGCGCAGGCGGGCATCGACGACGCGCGCAAGCAGGCGCAGGCGGCCGACGCCAAGACCGAGCAGGTCCGAACCGATCTCACCAAGCAGGTTCAGAACGTGAAGTCCGAAATGGATTCCGCAGTCGAAGCTGTTCAAACATCCGCCAATAAGGCTCAGTCCGCGGCAGACGCGGCCCAGAAGGCGGCTGACAAAGCCAATGCATCCACCATCGATCTGGACAAATCCATCAAGGCAGTCGATGCGAAGGCCATCGCGGCGAAACAGGCCGCGGCCGAAGCCCAGTCCAAGGCCGAGAACGTCGCATCGGATCTCGATTCCGCGAATGCGGTCATCGAACAGCACACCACTGAGCTCGGTGAACTGACGACGAAAGTCAGCAATGCGGTAAAGAAGTCCGACAGTGCCCTGAATGTCTCCACGGAGGCCAAGCAGACTGCTACCGAGGCATCGACTACGGCATCTTCCGCATACAAGGATTCGCAGACCGCTCTTACCCAGAGCACCACTGCGACCCAGACCGCAACCGCCGCAAAGACCACTGCCGAATCGGCAAGCAAGACCGCAAGTGATTCGCTTAAGCAGTCTTCGGCAGCTGTGCAGACGGCCAATCAGATCAGCACGACTCTGAGGACCGAGTATCAGACCAAGGCGGATGCCGATAAGATCTATGCGACCCAGTCGAGTCTGAAGCAGACTTCGGATTCCATCACGGCTTCGGTCTCAAAGACATATGCAACGAAAGATGCATTGTCCGCTCTCCAGAACGTTGCGGATAACGCCATCGAATCCTGGCGAGGAACCGGTGTCCCGACACTGACGAACAAGCCGGCGTCGGACTGGACCACGGATGCCGATAAGAGGAAGCACTCCGGTGATCTTTATTACGACAAATCCACCGGTAAGGCATACCGTTTCGGTTCCGATGATGGCGTGACATATACTTGGGAGCTGAACCAGGATACCGACGTCACCAAGGCATTGGCGGATGCTTCAAAGGCACAGACTTCCGCGAATAATGCCCAGGCATCCGCAACGGCAGCGAACACTGCTGCCGGTAAGGCCCAATCGACGGCTAATACCGCAGTCAGCAATGCGGCCACAGCGAAGAACGCAGCCGATGCCGCGCAATCCAGTGCGAACAAGGCTCAGGGTGATGTCGATAAGCTGAAGATCGATATTCCTGAGACATATGCGACCAAGAGCTCTCTGTCTCAGACCGCGGAATCCATTACTGCGAATGTCGAGTCCGTCAAGACAACCGCAAACAGTGCCGTGACAGCTGCATCCAAGGCACAGCAGACCGCTGATGGCATTTCCGTAAATCTGACAAAGAATTATCAGACAAAATCCCAGGCGGATACGTTATATGCGACCAAGGCGAGTCTTAAGGCGACTTCGGATAGCATTTCCGCCGAAGTCACCAAAGCACAGGGAACTGCCGATGGTGCCGTGACTGCTGCATCCAAGGCACAGCAGACCGCCGATGCCGTAACTCTGAATCTGTCGAAGAATTATCAGACCAAAGCACAGAACGATGCTCTGTATGCAACCCAGACGAGTCTGAAAGCGACTTCCGATTCTCTTAGCGCGAATATTACGGCGAATGCGAAGACTGCTCAAAGCGCTGTCGATAAAGCGACAAGTCTCGAAGCAAATCTTAATGGGTTTAAGACCACTGTAAGTGAGACTTATACCACCAAGACGGATTTCAATAATCTTACTGTTGGTGGTACAAATCTACTACTGAACAGTAATTTCAGCAAAGGAACAAATAACTGGGTTCGTGAGCTTCAGAATAATGGTTATGGAACGGTCACAGCTGAAGCACTTTCAGGCGTCGACTTCGCAACGACGATGCTTACCATCAATGTAACAAAAAATACATCGAATATTTGTCGTATTTATCAGTTAAGATCACCAAATCCGATGCGAACAGATACCATCGATACCATATCATTTTGGGCAACTGCAAGTGAAATAACAGATGTTATGTTCGGTGCATTTAGTAATCCGAAATCCATCACAATAAAACAAGGTTGGCATTATTATAAGGCAACTGTACCAAAGTGGAATGATTCGAATGCATTTTCTATCATATTTAAAAATGGATTCATTGGGACACTCAAGATAACAAATATCATGTGGGAACATGCATCGAAGGCTTCCCAATGGTCTCCAGCCCCAGAGGATCTTCAACCAGCAGGAGATTATGCAACCAATAGCTCGCTTACCCAGACAGCGAATTCCATAAAAGCTCAGGTCACTGAAGTCTCCAAGACCGCAAACAGTGCAATGTCCAAAGCCACTACAGTGGAACAGACCGCTAATGGACTTAGCAGTAAGATCACTGAACAGGGTAAGACACTCAATGCAACCGTTAAGACAGCTAATGAGGCAAAGAGCACCGCTGACAGCAATAAGACCGCTATCAGTCAGGTAAGCACTACAGCCAGTAGTGCGTTGACTAAAGCCTCTACGGTGGAACAGAATCTAAATGGGTTCAAGATGACTGTGTCTGAGACTTACAGTACTAAAGACGATGTTCGCAATCTGACCATCAGCGGGACCAATTTGTTGCTGGTGGATGATCTCATCACCTGTTATGTGGATGCATCCACTGGTCTCCCGGTTGATCCGTATGCCGGCAAACCCGATGGCAATTGGGTCGGCGACGTGTCTACCAAGAATCCTATTGCGGTTTCGGCCAATTCTACGTATGTTCTGACTGCATACGACTCGATGCCTAATACGACGGGTTTTACAGGTCGTATCAGTCAGTTCGACGCTTCGGGAAAGTATATAAACATTGCTTTAAATGTTACAATCCGTAAGGCTGGAAGCCTTGAATTTACGACTGCATCGACTGCTGCGAGCATCTACGTCGGTATCTATGCATGTCCTAAATACCGGTGGAAGTTAGAGAAAAAACTTCAACCCGCAGGAGATTACGCAACGAATTCCTCACTGACGCAGACGGCGAACCAGATCCGCGGCGAAGTGTCGGAGAAATACCAGTCCAAGAGCGGCATGTCCTCCTATGCCACCACCAGCGCCCTGACGCAGAAGGCCAACGAAATTACAGGCAAGGTGACGGAGGTCGCGAAAACCGCCACTGGGGCGATGGGCAAGGCGTCCTCGGTGGAGCAGACGGCCAGCGCGCTGTCCTCGAAACTGTCGGAGACCGTAAGGACGTTGGATTCGACCGTGCAGACCGTCAACACGGTGAAATCCACGGCCGACTCGAACAAGGCCACGTTGATGCAGGTCGCGAAGACCGCCTCCGACGCGTCGAGTCGGGCGAGCAGCGTGGAACAGAATCTCAACGGGTTCAAGACCACTGTGAGTCAGACGTATGGCCGTGGCTCGAACCTCTGGGTCAATCCGACCTTCGACCCCGACAAGCCCCAGATCACTTCTCGGGTGAATAACGTCACTGCGCCGAATGGGAGCGGAGTGAACCTGCTCGCAAGCCGTGACCATTGCAATGGCGCCACCAGTTTTCCTGTGGTACCAGGTCATACGTATGTGATAACTGCTCATATCAAGTGTATCAAGGGAGACTTATCACTGAGAGCTGGTATCTGGTATACCAAACAGACCAGCGGACAATCCTTTGACACATACGTTGGAGCGGAATCGACATCAAACCTGAGTGATGGATGGATGGCCGCGACATGGCGTTTCACCTGCCCGAACGGAAAATCCAGAGGATGCGTGTTCTTTCAGATCGAGCAGTCAGCAAATAATGGTTCGACTCAGTGGTATGTGGCGAACGTCGTATGCGTCGATGTCACCGGCCTTCAACCCGCAGGCGATTACGCCACTAAATCCTATGTCAATCAGAATGCCAAAACCATCGCACTTGGTGTTGTCGAGAACTATAAAGGTTCCGATGGATCCGGTCTGGCCACGAAATCCGATATCACGGTCGCAAAGAAGAGCATCACCAGCACCGTCGCAAGCACTTACGCCACCAAGAGCGGCGTCACGCAGGAGATCTCGTCGAAGATCACCCAGAACAACAACAGTCTGGACGTGAAGTTCGCAACCAAGACCGAGACCAAGACAGCGCAGGCCACGGCGAACGCAGCCAAGTCCGACGCTTCCGACGCCAAGTCGCGCGTCGGCACGCTGGAGGACTGCATCAGTCTCACTTCCGCAGGCGTTCGCGCCGGCCATCAGTCGAACGGCGTGTTCGACGGTGTGAGCGCCCTCGTGAACACCGACGGCAGTTTCGACCTGCTTGACAAGGACGGCAACCTGCTTACTCGTATCTACCGGCACGGTTTGCAGGTGGCCGGTGATGATGGTGTCGGTTCAGGGCATTTGATCCTGTCGCAGGACGGTCTTGACATCACCGTGCAGCCTACGGCGAACGAGAAGGTCACCTATCATATCCAGCTCGGCGCTGGCGGCATCAGCATCACCGCGCCAGACGGGGCGCATGTCGAATGCTCGGCCCGGACCGGTCTTGATCTGGAGACGGTGAAATACGGAAAACTGTCCATCGGCTCCGGCGGCTTGCAGTTCACCAACGACCGGGGCTGGGGCTTGGCGCTCTCCGCCGCGGGCTGGAGCCTGAAATGGGCGGGGAACCACACGCTCGCCACGGGCCCGACCGCTGGCGCATTGTACATCGACGGACGTCAGATCGTCACAAGATGATTTTTGGAATATGGAGGTAAGTATGGATGATGTCGTCAAAACCGATGGAGTGCTGGATTTGCGTCCGGCGAAGGACAGTCTTGTCTATCAGCTTCTGCGGCTTGGATTGTCTTTCGACCATAAGGACGCGTCCGGTGAGACCTGGACGGATTACCGTCGTGGCGTGATCGTGACTTTCACGAGTCGTGATACGGCGGCCGAGGTCGTTGTCGCCGACATGGACACCAAGGATTCCAGGACGGTTGCCGTGTCCGACTTGGCGGATGTCACCAAGGTGAAGACCTGGCGTAGTGATGGTGCCGAGGGCTAGGCGTCCTATTTCCTTGTCTGTTTTGTTGTTCCCGTCGTTTCAGGCGGGTTTCTCTTTTTTTGAGGAGGTTATGTTGACTCAGATCAAATTCGATTTCGGCCATCCAAGCGCGGATGGCAGTCGAAGAGGCTCGACACATGGGAGAGCCGATGCCGCCGCTTGATCTCTTGTCGAGCACGGAATTCTGGACGTCGCTGCTCGTCGCCTTGGTCGGAGGCGGGGGAGTGGGCGCCATCATCGGTGCCGTCTCCAGCCGTCGCAAGGACACCGCGCAGATAGCCGCCCAGGCCTGCGATATTCTGACCGATTCGGTCATCAAGCCATTGCGCGAGCAGGTCGAATCGCAGGAGGAACAAATACAGCACCTGGAATCGCAGCAGCGGAAATATTTCGCCCTAGCGGCCTACACCCGCAGCCTTTTCCACTGGCTTCAGACCTTCTGCGAGATCATCGAGCCGGATTTTCTGGCGAATCATCCGAAGCCGCATCTGCCGGACGAATTGCGTGCGGACGTGGCGCCGGAGACCTTGGAGGACGAATGACAATGCTCATCGCGGCCGTCGCATGGCTGGCATTGTGCGCGCTCATCCTCGTCTTCAACCACGGCGCACACATGCGCTGAGACGCATCAACTATTTTTCAAGGCCATCTCCCCGGAGGTGACCTTTCCTTATGCCTGAAGGAGGCAATCATGGCAGACCATGCCACCAAAAACACCACAACCAGTAATCTGCCTGGTCTGACCGGCGAGCGTGTCAAAGCCGGAGTGACCATCGTGGTCACGCTCTACGCTCTGGTCAACGCCGGCCTCAGTCTGGCCGGCATCAATCCGCTGCCATTCACGGACGAGCAGGTGAGCGCTTCGGTTTTCGGCGTCATCGGCATCGCGGGCACGATCTACGGCTGGTGGAAGAACCAGAACATCACCAGCGCTTCCCTTGCTGGTCAGCAGCTCGTGGACGCCCTGAAGAAGGAGGGCGTGGTCAACGGCGTCAGCGCCGCGAAGAGCGCGGCCCTGAGCGCGGCGGCAGCCGTGGCCAAGACCACGCCGAAGACTGCCGCCGAATCGACGGACACGGACGACACCGTGGCAGACTCCGATCTTGTGCCGGGCGGTAATCTCTGATGACCGGCGCAGGCTTCGCAAGATGGCGCGGCAGTCCGAACCACTACGCTGGGCGCAACGGGCTGCACGTGGACCACATCACCCTGCATATCATGGTCGGCCGATTGGCCGGCACGGACTCGTGCTTCATGAGCTCCAGCTTCCAAGCCGCCTCGCACTATGGCGTCGGCGGCGACGGCAGCGTCTACCAGTGGGTGGACGAGACGCAGGGCAGCTGGGCGGACGCCAATTGGCAGAGTGATTGCAGCGGCATCACCATCGAGCACGAGGGCGGCATGGGCGGAATCCCCGTCACCGACGCGGAGGTCGAGGCCAGCGCCAGACTGTGCGCCGACATCGCCCGCCGAGTCGGCTGGAAGACGCTGTGGCATGATGCCAGCGGCAACCGGCACGGCAACATCGTCCTGCACCGCGAGGTGCCGGGCACGGACCACTACGGGTGTCCCGACAGGTGCGTCAACGGCCTGCCGGTGGACAGAATCATCAAACGCGCTAACGAACTACTCGGAGGAGACGATATGAGCGCAGAAGACGTATGGAATTTCAGGCAGAACGGCGTCCTGATGCGGGATCGCGTGCAGGGCACCGACGCTGCCGCGAACGCGACCAAAAAGGAGCTTTTCCGGCTTTCGCAGTGGGACAGGAACACGCACGCGTCGGCCTTGGGCAACCTCGTGGTCGAGCAGCCGGTGCAGGGCGGCGCCAAATTGGGCGACCGTGTGGCCGGCATCGATAGCAAGACCAGCCAATTGGTCACGCAGGTGGCCGCCCTGACCGAGGCGGTCAAGACCCTCGCCGCAAGCAAGGGCGCCGACCCGGACCAGATCGCGCAGGCCGTGGAGAGCGCGGTGAAGGCCAAGCTCGACAAGCTCAGGATCACCGTCACCGACGGCCAGTGATTAATTTTCTGGCGTGAGACTCAAACTCGCGCCGGAAACTCAAACTCGGGTGTGGAAAAATTTGCGGCACTGTAGTGTCCGTGGAATTTTTTACACCCGTTTTTTAACATTTGCCCCTTCTCCATCATGGAGGAGGGGCCTTATTTTTAGGACTTTTCAAATGGGCATCAGACAGCAGACGATTGACGATTACGGTGCGTTCGTGGAGAAATTCAAACCGAAGAAGACCACGGACGACTGCTACACCCCCCCGAAATATATGAGGCGATAAAGGACTGGGCATGCCGTGAGTATGGCATCGACCCCAGCAAGGTGGTGCGTCCCTTCTACCCTGGCGGCGACTACGAGAGTTTCGACTATTCGGACGGCAAGGTGGTGGTGGATAATCCGCCGTTCTCGATTCTGTCGAAGATATGCGCGTGCTACCGTGACCGTGATATTCCGTTCTTCCTGTTCGCTCCGAACCTCACGATTTTCAGCAGCACGTCGCGCAACGGCGCGCATATGCTGGTCACTGATTGCGCGATCGAATACGCCAACGGCGCTATCGTCAACACCAGCTTCGTGACGAGTTTCGGCGATGACCTGATTCGCACCGCGCCGGATCTGACGAAGCTGGTCAACGATACGGTGAAACGAGTCAGGCGCGAAAGCAGGAAACATCTGCCGAAGTATGCGTATCCGCCGGAATTGTTGACCGTCACACGGCTTAATAAGGTCAGCAATGCCGGCGTGGACTTTCGCGTCAAGGCTTCGGATGTGGCGTTCACGCGGGCGCTTGACTCGCAGAAGGCGGTGAGGAAGGCCATCTACGGCGGCGGCTATCTCCTGAGTGAGAACAAGGCCGCGGAACTGAAGGCCGCGGAACTGAAGGCCGCAGAGGATGTGGTGACCGTATGGCCTCTCAACGACAAAGAAAAACAGATCATCGGAAAACTCGGTTAAACATCGCCCCTCTCTCAGCATTGCTGGGGGAGGGGCTTTTTCTTGTTATTCGGCGTGTTTGCGTGGCCTGCCGCCGCCGACGCCTCGGCCCGGACGGTTGGCGTTCCATTGGTCGATGGTGTCGGGGAGCCAGCCGCGCGTGCGGCCTATTAGGGCGTCCGGTTGGGGGAGCTTGTAGGCGCTGACGGCGGCGGTGCTGATGCCGAGACGCTTGGCCACGTCGGTGACGCTCAGGTATTTGATGGTCATGTCAGTCCTTCCTTCCGGCGATGAGCGCGAAGACGGCGCTGACGATGGCGCATCCGGCGGTGAGCGCGAACGGCCAGCCGAACCATGCGCTGGCGGCGGTTCCGAGCGCGAACACCGCGCTGACTATCGATTCCGTTCTCATGATGTCCCATGGCATAATCGGAGATATGGGGTTCCGGCCCCTAGGTCTGGCCGGAACCCTTGCTCACTTCCTCTTCTTCGGTTTCCGTCTCATCTCCTTGATGAGTCCGGTTATAGCTTTGATGAGGGCCGCGAGGCTCGCGACGAGAAGCGAGATGCTGGTGATTATCTCCGATGGTGTCATGTTCACCTCCTTTCCTTGATATAAACTATATTAGCACGGTAAATAAAGTAATGCAAGCCGAAACACAAAAACAGAGAAAAAATCAACGGATTGATAGACTTGATGCCACGCAAACGAAGGGGCAAGCATGGCCTACACAATCCGCCAATACACGACGAAAAGCGGCAAACGCTACGAAGTGCGCTACCGCAAGCCTGACGGGTCGTCCACCGGAAGGCGTGGCTTCAAGCGCAAGATGGACGCCGATGCGTGGGGAGCGGCCAATGTGACCACGGCGAAAAGCGTCGGAGCTTACATCGACCCACAGGCCGGAAGAAGACTCGTGGAGGACTTCTGGGAGCCGTGGCTGGCCGCCAAGAAGACCAAGGCGAAGCCAAGCTACATCAAGTCGCTGGAAGACGCTTGGCGAGTGCATGTGGAGCCGCAGTGGGGCATGAGGGAGATGCAGTCAATCACGCGCGACGAAGTGCAGCGGTGGGTCACCGATCTGGCAGGACGACGCAGTGCGTCGGTGACGATTCGCGCCGAGAATCTGCTTCGCAGCCTCATGGAGAGAGCAAAGGCCGATCGGTGCATCCACGACAATCCATGCGATGGCATCGAGCTGCCGCGCAAGCAGGTGCGGAAGCATGTCTATCTGTCGGCCGATGAATTGTCTCGTGTGGCGATGCAGTGCGGATGGCGTGAGCCGATCGTGCTGACCTTGGGCCTGTGCGGCATGAGGTGGGGCGAGCTCGTGGCGCTCCGTGTCGAGGATGTCGATCTGCAACGCTGTCGACTGCATATATATAGGAGCATCACGCGTATTTCCAGCAGGATGGTGGAGACCGACCCGAAGACCCATGATGGACGCTCGGTGATGTTCCCCCTGGTGTTGCGTCCGCTGCTCGCCAAGCAATGCGAGGGGCGCGAGCCGTCCGATTTTCTTTTCACCGCTCCCGGCGAGCCTCTGGACGAACCGATGGGCAACGGCTGGAATCCGACGCGGCACGATGGGTGGTTCGCGGTGGCGCTTCGCCGCGCGGGCGTGGGGCGTGGCCACATGACGATTCACGATCTGCGGCATACCGCCGCTTCGCTCATGGTGCAGTCCGGCGCTAATGTCAAGACCGTGCAAAGGCAATTGGGGCACAAGTCCGCCGCCATGACGCTCGACGTGTATGCCGACCTTTTCGACGATGATCTGGACGATTTGTCGGAGAGAATGGGCGGTTTGCTCTTTTCGCAGAATGTGGGCAAAATGTGGGCAAAAGCGACGCAAGGCATTGATGGAACCGTTGAAACGGCAAGTGTCTGA